CCTAGACGCGCGCGACCGCGTTTTACCAGGGGGGGGGCAAAACCGCCAGGAGGAGGATATTATGGCGACGGAGATCCCGATCCGATGCGAGCACGAGGACACAGCCGACCCGCGGACCCTGAAACCGCACCCGCGGAACCCCAACCGGCACCCGGCGGAGCAGCGCGAGGCGTTCGAGGACGTGCTGCGCTACCAGGGATGGCGCAAGCCGATCGTCGTGAGCACGAGGAGCGGCTGCATAACGCGCGGGCACGGGCTGCGGGAGGCCGCGCTAGCGATGGGGCTGATCCGCGTGCCGATCGACCGCCAAGAATACGGGAGCGACGCGGAGGAGCTGGCGGACGTTCTGGCGGATAACCGGCTGGCGTCGATGGCGGTGATGGACCCGGTGAAGCTGGGGAAGGCGCTGGGCGCGCTCGCAGGGGACGAGGAGGCGCTGAGAGCCACGGCGGTGCCGAGCGCGCGGCTGGGGACGGCGCCGACGGCGGGAGAGCTGCTGGCGGACGTGCCGGAGGAGCTGCGGACCGGCGGGAGCGCGGCGGGGGACGAGAAGTGGATCTACGCGGAGTGGAAGGACGACCCGGAGGCGTACGAGGAGGCGCGCCGGCTGCTGGGCGACCTGATGCGGGGACCGCACGAGGTCGACGGGCCGGGACTGCTGAGCCGGCTGCGGCGCGCGGAGGGGGGAGCATGAGGGAGCCGGAGCTGGGCCGGATCCAGGTGAAGTGCCAGCGGGGGACGATGCGCACGCCGGCGGACCTGCGGGAGCACCCGCTGAACCCGAATACGCACCCGCCGGAGCAGGTGGAGGCGCTGGCGCTGGCGCTGCGCGTCCAGGGATGGCGCAAGCCGATCGTCGTGAGCCTGAGGAGCGGGTTCGTCACGAGGGGACACGGGATGCTGGAGGCGGCACGCCGGCTGGGGCTGGAGGCCGTGCCGGTCGACGAGCAGGAATACGCGACGGAGGCGGAGGAGGTCGCGGACCTGATAGCCGACAACGCGCTCGCGCGGATGGCGACGATGGACCTAGCCGCGCTAGCCGAGGCGTTCGGGGAGCTGGAGGGGAAGGACGACGAGCTGGCGGCGACGGGATACACGCCGGCGGACGTGAAGGACGTGCTCGCGCTGTTCGCGGCCGGAGAGTTCCAGCAGCCGGACCCGGCGACCGCGCTGGGAGCCGCCGCCGGGGAGATGCCGCCGGAGCCGGCACCGGATGACCGGCCGTGGATCTACGCGCGGTGGTACGGCGACGCCGCGGGATGGGAGGAGGCGCGGGAGGTGCTGAGGAGCTACTTCATCGGGCCGCATGAGCTGCACGCCGGCGCGCTGCTGGACGCTCTGCGCCGGACGGCGGGCGTGGAGGAGGCGTGAGGCTGGCGAAGCAGAAACGGCGCTGTCCGACCTGCGGGGAGATGCTGACCGGGCTGGTACGCCGGGTCGAGACCTACCGGCCGATCGGGAAGGAGGAGAAGGAGCAGACGATATGGATCTGCGAGACCTGCGATACGGAGTGGGTCTGCCTCCGCGGCCGCGGGCTGGTCGATGCGGAGCAACGGGAGCGCGAGGTAGACGAGGAGGAGGAGCGCGCATGAGAACGACGCCGCTGGACCTGCGGGCCGACCGGCTGAATCCGTGCGCGACCTGCCACGGGTGCGCCGACGGAACCCGGTGCGCGCCGGCGCGGGGACAGCTGCGCGCCTATGGAGGCATCCGGTTCACGAGCGACGGGTTCGACTGCGCGCTGCCGGTGAGCATCGACAGTCATACAGCGTGCGCCTACGGGTGCCTGTATTGCTTCTCGGACAATCTGGTGGAGCACCGGAGCGCGAGGGTGAAGCCGATCGGGCAGACGCCGCTGCGGATGCTGGAGCGGATCTTCGCCGGAGGAGGCGGGAAGCAGGGGGAGCTGTTCCGGCGCGCGCTGAGGTACGACCGGCGGAACGCGGGGGGATACCCGACGGCCGTGCAGCTGGGCGCGCTGACCGACCCGTGCGACACGATCGAGCGGCAGCAGGGGTGGCTGCTGGGGTTCCTTCAGCTGGCGCAACGGTATGGGCAGCCGGTGCGGATGAGCACGAAGGGCGACCTGCTGCTGGAGCGCGACTACCTGGACGTTATCCGGCGCCGGGCGGACCTGCTATGGGTGGCGTTCTCGCTGATTACGCCGGACGACGAGCTGCTGGAACGGCTGGACCGACGCGCGCCGAACGCGACGCGCCGGCTGGCGACGATGAAGAAGCTGAGCCGGGAGGGGGTGCGGACGAGCCTGAGGCTGCGGCCGATGCTGCCGGGAGCGAGCGACGCGACGCCGAAGCACCCGCGCGCATGGGCGGAGCTGCTGGAACGCGCCGCGGACGCCGGAGCCCGCGCCGTGAGCTACGAGGTCGCGTTCATGCCGGGAGCCATGACCGAGCTGCTGAGGCAGCGGTGGGAGGAGATCGAGAGCATTCTCGGGAGACCGCTGAGGCAGATCTACGGCCGGACCAGCCGGAGGACGGCGTGCACGAGACCGGCCGCGGGATGGACGGAGCAGATCATGCACGCGGTGGCGGAGAAGGCGCACGAGCTGGGCATGGCCATCGGGGTGTCGGACCCGGTGTGGAAGCAACTGACCGACTACGGGTGCTGCTGCGGGATCGACCCGGCCGATCCCGTGTTCGGCAACTGGCAGACGGAGAACGCGACGAACGCGCTGGTCATAGCGAGGGACACGGGCCGGGAGGTGACGGCCGCGGACGCGATACCAGCCTGGGCGCACGAGGCGAAGATGGCGGGGATCGTGGCGTTCGGAGCCGGACCGCTGGAGAAGTTCGACAGCCGGCACGCGAGATGGGCGGACCATCTGCACAAGGCGTGGGATTCGCTCCAGAGCGAACGCGGGGTCGTGCGCTATTTCCAGGGAGCGCTCGTGCCGGCCGGCTGGAAGGATGGGCACCGGACGTACCGGTATCGAGGGCTGGAGCGGCGCCGGCCGGCGAGCACGCCGTTCTGGAGGATCGACGGAGGGACCGATGGCTAGAAGGGGACGGAGACCGAAACCGACAGTGCTGAAACTGCTGGAGGGCAATCCAGGGCACCGGCCGGTGCCGCCGGACCCGAGGCCGGAGCGGATCACGCTGCCGAGATGCCCGAGGCACGTCTACGGAGACGGGCGGAGGGAGTGGAACCGGATCGCGAAGGCGATGCACGAGGCTGGGCTGCTGACGCAGCTGGACCGCGCCGCGCTGGCGGCGTACTGCGCCGCGTACGGCCGATGGGTGCAGGCGGAGGACGCGTTGCGCGCCGTGCCGGTGCTGCTGATCCAGAGTAAGAGCGGAGGGCTGTACCAGAACCCGTATCTGAGCACGGTGCAAAGCACGTTCAGGGATATGCTGCGGGCGATCGGGGAGCTGGGGCTGAGTCCGACGAGCCGGCCGCGCGCCGCGGGAGCGGGAGCCGCGCTAGAAGCGGGAGACCCGATTCACTCGCGCTATGGCTTGTGAACCGGACGCGTACTACTTCGACCAGGAGGAGGCGGACCGGGTCTGCACGTTCTTCCCGCTATACCTGCGCCACGTCAAGGGGCGACAGTGGTCCGGGAAACCGTTCGAGCTGGCGCCGTGGCAGCGGGAGCTGCTCCGCGAGGCGTTCGGCTGGAAACGGAAGGCGGACGGGACACGCCGGTACAGAACCGTCTACCTGGAAGTACCGCGTAAGAATGGTAAGAGCACGCTGACAGCCGGGGTCGGGCTGTATCTGCTGTTCTCGGACTTCGAGCTGGGAGCGGAGATCTACAGCGCCGCCGCGGACCGGGCGCAAGCCGGGATCGTGTTCTCGCTGGCCGCGATGATGAGATCGCAGTCGCCACGGCTGAGCGCCAAGAGCCGCGCCGTCCGGCATTCGATCTTCGTGCCCCACACCTACTCAACCTACCGCGTCCTCTCCTCCGACGTTCCGACGAAGCATGGGCTGAACGCGCACGGGATCTTGTTCGACGAGGTGCACGCGCAACCCAACCGGGAGCTGTGGGACGTGCTCACGAGCAGCACCGGGAGCAGGCAGCAGCCGATGACGTGGGCGATCACGACCGCAGGAGTGGGCCACGAAACCCTTTGCTGGAACCTGCACGAGCAGGCGCGGCGGTCGCTGGACCCGAAGGCCGGATACGAGGACGACCGGCTGCTGGCGCGCATCTACGCCGCGCCGGAGGATGCCGACTGGCAGGCGCCGGAGACCTGGAGGGGCGCGAACCCGAACCTGGGAATCAGCGTGTCGGAGGACTTTCTGCGGGGGGAGTGCGCGCGCGCGAAAGCGGACCCGTCGTTCGAGAACACGTTCCGCCGGCTGTACCTGAATCAGTGGACGTCGCAGGAGGTGCGGTGGATTCCGATGACCCGGTGGGACGCGTGCGGAGAGCCATTCGACTGGCGCACGCTCCGAGGCCGGGTGTGCTACGGAGGGCTGGACCTGTCGAGCACCACGGACCTGACGGCGTTCGCGCTCGCATTCCCGCCGGAGCACGCCGGAGACCCGGTGTATCTGCTCGTGTGGTATTGGGTTCCGGCGGAGCGGATAGACCGGAGGGTGCGGGCGGACCGCGTGCCGTACGACCGGTGGATAAAGAACGGGTTCGTCCAGCCGACGCCGGGAGACGTGGTGAGTCACGGGCATATCCTTCGGACGATCGGGGCGCTGGGGGAGGTCTTTGACATCGAGGAGATCGCCTTCGACCGGTGGGGGAGCGCCATGCTCGTCGAGGCGCTGGAGGCCGAAGGGTTCACGATGGTCCAGCATGGGCAGGGGTTCAAGGACATGAGTCCGGCCGCGAAGGAGTTCTACGCCGCGGTGCTGAGCGGCCGGCTGCGGCACGGGGGGAACCCTCCGCTGAGATGGAACGCGGACAACGTGGCGATCGACACGGACCCGACGGAAGCGATCAAGCCGACGAAGGCAAAGAGCCGGGAGCGGATAGACGGGATCGTCGCGTCGATCATGGCCGTGTACCGAGCCGCGGTGAATAGCGAGGAGGGGACGTTCATCGACCCGTCCGTACGCGCGCTGCTACGACCTGCCTCTTGACTTTCCCGCCGAAACGTGATAGACGGTTCCGCGCTGAGACGGACCTGCGGCACCGAGCGTAAGACCGATACGGGCGACTCGCCTGCGGCAGCTCGCAGCCTCTGGAGGAATCCCGGTGGCGCTGCCCAAGTTCTTCACGCGCTGGCTAGAACCGATCGCCATGCGCGCGCTGACCGCCGATAACGAGCTGCTCAGAATCCTCTCGGGAGGCTCCACAAGCTACGCCGGCGAGGACGTCAACCGCACGAGCGCGCTCCAGACGAGTGCCGTGTTCGCAACGGTGAGGGTCATCGCGGAGACGCTCGCGAGCCTGCCCTGCCTGACCTACGAACGCATGGGAGACGGGAGCCGCCGGAGGGCGACGGAGCATCCGGCCTACCACCTGCTGCATGACGCGCCGAACCCGGAGATGACCGCGCTCCAGTTCTTCGAGACCGAGACGCTGCACGTCTGCCTCCGCGGAGCCGGGTACGCGGAGGTGCAATGGAACGGGCTGCTCAAGCCGGCCGCGCTATGGCCGCTGGAGCCGGAGCGCGTGGAGATGCGGCGGGAGGGGGACATGGGCGCGCTCTACTACGAGGTCGCCACGACCGGGAAACCCGGCACGACGCGCCGCGCCGCGGAGCAGATGCTGCACTTCCGCGGCATGAGCTGGAACGGCCTGGTCGGGTATGACCCGCTGACGACCATGCGCGAGGCCTTCGGGGTGGCGATGGCGGTGAACCGGACCGCGGGGACGTTCTTCGCCAACGGGATGAAGCCGGCGCATCAGATCGAGGTACCGAGACGGCTGAGCCGGAAGGCGCGCCGGCGGCTGGAGCTGGAGCTGAAGCGGAAGTACGGCGGGAGCGCGAAGGCGGGCGCGACGGTGATCATGGATGGCGGCGCCAAGCTGAGCGCGCTGAGCGTGTCGCCGGAAAATGCGCAGCTGCTGGCGACGCGCCGGTACAGCGTGATCGACATAGCACGGCTGTACCGCGTGCCGGCGCATCTAGTGGGCGAGATGGAATACGCGACCTACGCGAACATCGAGCAGCAGAGCCTGGAGTTCGTTACCTACACGATGCGGCCGTACCTGCGGAGGTTCGAGCAGGAGCTGAACCGCCGGCTGTTCCCTGGGGCGCAAGCGGGCCGGTTCTACGCGGAATTCCTCGTGGACGATCTGCTACGCGGGGATGTGGAGAGCCGGTTCAGAGCGTTCCAGATCGCGCGCGGGAACGGCGTGATGACCGCTAACGATTGGGCGGCGAAGGAAAACTGGCCGCGGATTCCGGCGGAGCAGGGAGGAGACGCGTACATGGTGCCGGGCAACATGATACCGGCGGACCAGTTCAACGCGCCGAAACCGCAGGAGACCAGGCGCGCGGGTGCCGCAGCCGACGAGCCGGACGAAGGCGCGCGCGATCGCCTCCCGCGAGCTGAGAGCCGGACGTCGCTGCGGCTGCGATTGGGTTCGATGAGACCGGTGCTGGACGGGATCGCGGAGCGCGTGGGGCGTCGCACCATCGAGCGGACGGAAGCGGCGCTGCGGAAAGCGGCCGGCAACGGGGGACATGAGGAGTGGGCGCGGTCGTTCTACGCGCCGGGAGGAGAGTTCTCGCGGTATGCTGGAGCGCAGATGGAGCCGGCCGCGGGGAGCGTGGCGATGCTGCTGGCGGAGGAGGGAGTCCTCCCGAGCGAGGCGATGGCACGCGCGCAAGCGGCCGCGGCCGCCGCGGTGGAGACCATCCGGCAACGGGGAGCCGTGACCATCACGGCCGGCCGGCCGGATTGGGAGCGGGACCAGCTGCGCCGGCTGGCGCACGAGACCGGGACGCACCGGCTCGTTCAGGCGTTCGAGAGCGCGCTGGACATGATCGAGCGCGGGAGGGAATGAGGGATGCCGAACGTGGGGCGCAAGCCGCCGGACAAGGCGCACGAGCAAAGCATCGTGTTCGAGAAGGATGAGTGGAAGGAGCCGGCCGCGCGCGCGTGGTGCAAGAGCCATGGCTACTACACCGACGGGATGGACGAGATGGAGAATACGTACCGGTTCCGGCAGTTCGACCCGGACGCGGGGAAGTTCAACTACCGGAACAAAGCCGTGGGGAAGGGGATCACGTTCGTACTGGCGTTCCCGAAGGGCGCGCGGACCGCGGATGACTTCGAGGTGCGGACCTACGCGCTGGAGGAGATCGCCGTGGGGGACGCGGGCGAGACGTCGCCGGGAACCGCCACGGGGCATTTCGCGAGGTTCAACGAGCTGAGCGTCGGGGTGCCGTGGGGCCGGGAGCGGATCGCGCCGGGAGCGTTCACGGCGACCATCGCGCGGGACGACATCCGGGCGCTGGTAAATCACGACGCGAACCGAGTGCTGGGGCGAACGACGCAGGGAACGCTGAGGCTGCGGGAGGACGACATAGGCGGAGCGTTCGACGATGACCTGCCGGATACCAGCTACGCGCGGGATCTGGCCGTGCTGCTGAGGCGCGGAGACGTATCGCAATGTTCGTTCGGATTCTGGCCGGTGCGGGACCATATCGAGACGGACAACGAGGAGCAGATCCGCGTGCTGGACGAGGTGCGGCTGGCGGAGATCACGATCGCGACGTTTCCGGCATACCCGGCGACCGAGGCGCAGCTGAGATCGGTGCTGACGATGGTCGGGGCGAGCGATCCCGACGAGCTGAAGGACGAGATACTGGCGCTGATGAGTGGGAGCGCCGCGGCCGACCTGCTGAACGATGCCGAGCGCATCGCGCTGCGGGCGCTGCGGGCGCGCGTCGATCTACTCCTGGCGGACCGGAGCCGGCTGGTCGAGGGAACCCTGGAGGAGACGCGGGACGAAGGCGCCGCATGGAAGGCGGATAGGTGGAGCAGGATGCTGAGATTGGCAGACCTGCACGCAAGACGGAGGAGCTAACGACGATGGACACGTTGGTCAAGACCTGGATCGAGGAGCGCGCGAATCTCGCGGAGCAGATGCACGCGCTGATGGAGAAGGCGAGCGCGGAGAAGCGCGCGCTGAATGCGGAGGAGGAGGGGACGTACGACAAGATGTTCGAGCGCGTCTCCGACCTGACGAAGCAGATCGAGAAGCGCGAGGCGCACGAGCGGACGATGACGGCGCTGGGCAAGCCGACGGAAACGCGCGTGCCGCCGGCCCCGCTGACGCCGGAGAACGAGGGGCGCCTGGGAGCGCGGTCGACGAAGGAGTACGGCGAAGCGTTCAAGGGGTATCTGCGCACGGGCGAAGTTCCCGACCGGCGCGCGCTGAGCTGGGGCGTGGAGACGGGCGGAGGCGCGCTGGCGCCCGAGACGTTCATCACGACGCTGCTGAAGGAGCTGGACAACGCGACCTTCATTCGCCGGCTGGCGACCGTGCAGACGCTGACCGTCGGGGACACGCTGGGTGTGCCGATGCTGACGGCGGACCCGGCGGACGCGGACTGGACGAGCGAGCTGCTGACCGGGAGCGAGGACGCGACGATGGCGTTCGGCAAGCGGGATATGCGGCCGCACCCGCTGGCGAAGCGGATCAAGGTCTCGAACACGCTGATCCAGCGAGCCGCGCTGCCCGTGGAAGCGATCGTGAGGGAGCGGCTGGGGTACAAGTTCGCCGTCACGGAGGAGAAGGCTTTCCTCACGGGAACGGGTGCCTCGCAGCCGCTGGGGCTGTTCGTGGCGTCGACCGACGGGATCGCGACCACGTACGACATCGCCGGGAGCAATACGGCGACGGAGATCGCGGCCGACACGCTGTTCGACGTGATCTACGGGCTGCCACCGCAGTATTGGCCGAAGGCGGCGTGGGTCGGGCACCGGGATTGGGTCAAGCGCGTGAGCAAGCTGAAGGACGGGGAGAGCCGGTATATGTGGTCGGCGTCGCTGGTCGCGGGACAGCCGAACACGCTGCTGGGGTTCCCGGTCTACATGAGCGAGTACGCGCCGAACACGTTCACGAGCGCGCAGTACGTGGCGCTGTTCGGGGACTACAGCCGGTACTGGATCGTGGACGTGCTGAGCATGACCGTGCAGCGGCTCGCGGAGCTGTACGCGGAGACGAATCAGGTGGGGTTCATCGGACGCCTGGAGGTCGATGGCGCGCCGGTGTGGGGGAACGCGTTCCGTCGGATGAAGATGGGAACGTAGGACCGAGACGGAGCTGAGCTGAGCGAGGGGGAAGGCGGCGCCGGCGCGACAACCGGCGCCGCCGATGAAGCAGGAGGACGGAGACCGATGAACCTGTCGAATCATGTGAAGATGACGAAGGGGATCGCGCCGGTGAGCGTGGCGACGAACACGAACGGCGCGATCCTGGACATGGCCGGGTACGACGGCGTGCTGATGGTGTTCGAGTTCGGCGTCATCACGACCGGCGCCGTCACGAGCATCAAGGCGCAGCAGGACACCGCGAGCGGCATGGGCACGGCCGCGGACCTGGAGGGGACGGCGCAGACGATCGCGGACGCGGACGACGGGAAGGTGTTCTACATCGACCTGTACCAGCCGCGCGAACGGTACGTCCGAGGCGTGATTCTGAACGCGACGCAGCCGGCACTGGCCGCGCTGACGTACTACCAGTACTGCCACAACGGACCGCTGGTGACGCAGCCGACCGGAACGGCCGGCGAGCTGTTCGCGGCGCCGGCGGAAGGCACGGCGTAGGCGAAGGGGTCGAACCGAATCGGGCGCGGCTGGAGTGAGCTGTGGGACGGGACGCCAGGGTAGCAACGGGAGACCGCTGATCTACGACCGGTCCCGTCCGGCCCGATCCAGGGAGGTATGGACGGATGACGAGAACGATCGCGGACCTGACGGCCGGCAAGCCGGTGGGGACGGTGCATCGAGCGGCCGGGGGAGCGACGATGGTGGTCGACCCGAACGCGATGATCCTGCTGGGGGATCAAGACCCGACGGCGAACGCGCTCTACATGGGAGCCGGCAACGCGAGCACCCCGGTCGCGAGCACGGTCGCGGATACGCATTTCATGGACTTCCGGTGGAAGGGTGCGATGGCGAGCGGGGACAACCGGGGGATCTACAACCGGCTGTACCTGACCAGCACCGGAGGCGGGGAGTCGTTCCGAACGATGACGAGCGTGAATGCGAGCGTCGGAACGGCGCACGGCGCGCACATCAGTCTAGGGTTCGGGGCGAGCGGGTACGTGAGCGGGCAGGGGATCGCGAGCCGGAACACGCTGCACGTGGCGAACACGGCGACGGGTACGCTGGCCGCGACGCAGGCGGAGCTGTATTTCGACAGCGCAAGCGGCACGGTGGCAAGCGCGGCGCATTCCTGTCTGCGCCTGCTCGTGGACGGCGACGGGACGGGGAAGGCGACGCATCGCAACTGGATGAGCCTGGAGGGAGCGAACGCGGCGAGCGTGGTCGCGGGCACGGTGGGAGGCACGGCGAAGGGGGTGAGAATCCTCATCGACGGAGTCACGCACTACCTGACGGCCGGGACGACCTGCTCGTAGGCGAGGGGCGCATGAAGCGGGACCGGATGAGAGCGGTGGGTAAGGCCGGCGGCGTAGAGGGGACGCCGCCGGCGCCGCCGGGGGAGCATGTCACGATCGAGGAGCTGGGCGAGGAGATCCGCGCGGCTGAGGCGGCGTACGAGCGCGCGCTGGCGGCAGCGAACGCGCAGCTGGGCAAGATCGAGCTGCTGAGGCAGCTGATCGACCGCGCCGCAAGGCGCCGGGAGGGGAGCTGATGTATCTACAGACGCATACCGTCGTCGGGACCGCGGACGGGTCGGGAAACGTCACGGTCTATCTCGGGCCGGTGAATGGGCTGGTCGTGAGGTTCACGTACACGGAGACGACCGCCACAAGCGCGGACTACACGGTGACGGGGGAGACGAGCGGCGTGACCGTGCTGGCGGCAAAGACGAGCGTGACGGCGACGACGAGCTACGTGCTGGGGCAGGATCTGACCGGACCGACGGCGACGAACCCGTACGCGATGGGCGTACCGATCGCAGGGGAGCGGCTGAAGATCGTCTGCGCGAACGTGACCGCCACGAAGGATGTGACGTTCACGGCGCACGTGTGGGGAGGCGCCGCGTGAGCGGACCGGGCCGGGTAGTGATGGCGGTGACGACCGGGTGCGCGCCGTGGGGGGGATTCATGGCCGGGCGAGCGACCTGGATTCCGGAGGCGGAGCTGCCGGCGCTGCTGAGGGCGCACGCGGTGCGCGAGATGACGCCGGCGGAGGAGAAGGCGTACGCCGCCAAGCCGGGAGCCGTGGACCGCCGGATCAAGCGAGCGGGGGACCGGGAGGCGCTACGGGCGGAGAAGGCGCCGCGGGAGCGGAAGGAGACGCCGGCGCCGCCGGCCGCGGCGGACCGGAAGGGCCGGCGCAAGCCGCCGCCTGCCAGCAGGGGACCGGCGATACCGCCGCCGTTCCCTGGAGCGAGGGGGATCGAATGAGCCTCTCGGTCACGAACACGGCACCGGGACCGGCCGTCGCGCTGGAGGATGCGCGGGAGCATCTGAGGATCGTCGGCACGGCGGACGACGTGGGGATACGCCGCCGGCTGGACGCCGCGCGCCGGAAGCTGGAGCAGGAGACGAGCCGGATTCTCCTTACGAGCGCGTGCGTTTACCGGAGGCACGCGTTCCCGGTCGATGACGGGCCGATGCGCCTGCCGGCCGGACCCGTGACCGTGGTAGCCGCCGTGAAGTACCGGGACGAGAACGACGTCGAGCGGACGCTGGACGCCGCCGCCTACCAGACGGATCTCTATACGGAGCCCGCGGAGGTCTGGCCGGCGTACGGCACGAGCTGGCCGACCACGTATGGGCGCCGGAACGCGGTGAGCGTGGAGTTCACGGCCGGGTACGGGGACGGGCCGGACCATGTGCCGGCGGAGATGCAAGAGGCGCTGCTGCTGCTGCTGGGCGCGCTGTGGGAGAACCGGACGGATACGACCGAGCGGCCGGGACAGCCGATGGCTGGAGAAACGGCGTACGCCGCGCTGGCCGATCTAGACCGGGTGATCTGGCTGGGCGGGGATGACGACGAGGACGATTCGCCGTGACGGACCCGATCGGGGCGATGAGAACGCTCGTGACCCTGAGCACGCCGGGGACGGCGAGCGATGGGCAAGGGGGGGTCACGCCGTGGCCGGGAACGACGTACGGGACCGCGTACGCGGAGGCGCAGCCGCTCGCTGGCCGGGAGTACCTGCTCGCGCAACAGATTCGGGCCGGGACTCCCTGGCGGCTGCGCCTCCGGTACGACGCCGGGATCACGCAGGCGATGCGCGTGACGTTCGGGACGCGGACCCTGGAGATCGTCGGGGTGGACGATCCAGGGGACGAGCACCGGTGGACCGTGCTCACCTGTTGGGAGATCGCGTGAGGACGTACTTCGAGGTACAGGCGGACCCGTCGATCGGGCGCCGGCTGCGGTACATCACCGAGATGCAGGAGCGCGAAATGCTGCTCGCGATGCTGCGCGCCGGCGCGAAACCGATCAAGGACGCAGCGGTGCAGAACGCGCCGACGGGGAAGCGGACGTATGTGCGGAAGTCGAAGAAGTACGGCGTCGTCACGGTCACGCCGGGGAACCTGAAAGCCGCGATCAGCGTGGTGATGCGGAAGGATAAGACGACGGGCGACCCGCTCGTGCTGGTGCGCGTGAAGCAGGGGCCGAAGGAAGCGCACGATGCGTGGTACGGGAGGTTCGTCGAGTGGGGGACGAGCCGGATGGGGGCGCGGCCGTTCATGCGACCGGCGCTGGTGGAGAAGGCGGACGAGGCGATCAATGCAGCCGCGGCCGCGGGAACGCTCTGGATAGAGCAGAAGGTGGGACGTGCCTAATCCGACGGCGGAGACGGCCGTGATCGCGCGCCTGCTGGCGTACGCCGGGACGGCCCAGCTGATCGGGACGCGCGTGTGGCGCGTGGTCGCGCCGCAGAATACGGCCGCACCGAACGTCGTCGTCTCGCAGACGGCGCAGCAGCGGATACACCTGAGCGGCGCCGACTGCCGACTCGTGGGGGCGACGATCCAGGTGGACAGCTGGGCCGCGAATAACGCCGCGGCGCTGGCGCTGGCGGAGGAGGTCGAGCAGGCGCTGAGCCGGCAATGGGGGACGTGGGACGGGGTCGTGGTGCAGCACGCGTTTCTGGAGGACAGCGGGAACGAGTTTGAGCCGGAGACGCGCCTATGGCGGGAGCGCCGCGAGTTCACGGTGTGGTACGAGGAGCCGAGCCATGTCTAAGCCGAGGGAGATGATCGCCGCCGCGCGCGCGTTGCGGCTGAAAGCGGCGGAATGCGAAGCGCGCGCCGCGGTGCTGGAGCAGGAGGCGCTGGACCAGGTTCTGAACGATCCGAGCTGCCCGACCTGCGGCGAGACGGATCTGAACGACATGACCACGATGGGCGCCGCGCGCCGGAAGCTGGGATGCCCGAAGTGCGGGACGCAGTTCGAGGCCGGGCCGGTAGGAGGGTGAGATGGGACTGGTCCTGACCGACGCGTTGATACTGGTCAACGGAGTGAAGATCGACAGCTACGCGAACCGCGTGGGCGTCGAGATGAGCGCGGAGTTCGACGACGGGACGACCTTCGGTAAGACGACGAAGGTGAAGAATCCGGGCGCGCGCGACTCGAAGATCAGCGCCGGCGGGTACATGGACTATGACACGACGCCGAATTACTCGCAGCCGGAGAAGAATCTGTGGGCGCTGATCGGGACCGCCAATAATATCATCACCGTGAGCGCCGCGAAACCGAGCACGATCGGGGACCGGTTCATCACGCTGAAGGGGACGCTTTCCAACTGGAAGATCCTCGGGGAGCACGGTAAGACGTCGCCGTGGGAGCTGGCCGCAGAGGGAAGCAGATACATCATTCGAGGGCCGACGCTGCGCTACACGATCGCCGGGAACGGGAGCGGGAATGGCACGGCGTATCAGTACGTCGCGCTGCCGGCCGCGAGCGAGCTGCTGGGCGTGCTGCACGCGTGGGACTGGAGCTGCACGTCGCTCCTCGTGAAGTTCCAGAGCAGTCCGAATGGGACCGACACCTGGAGCGACCGGCTCACGATGACGACGCTGACCGCGGCGGGCGCGGAGATCAAGAGCTACCTGACCGCGACGACGGACACGTACTGGAGAGTCAACTTCGCGATCACGGGTACGAGCTGCTCGTATCTGGCGGGGATTTGGATTGGCAGCCGCACGCGCGGCGGGGAATCGGAGTAAGCCGCGGGCGCGGCGGAGGAGGAGGAGCTACCGATGGCGCAGATGGTCATGACCAATGGCGGATTCAAGCTGGCGACGGTGGACCGGAGCGCGTATGCGGCGAGCATCGTCGTCAACTACTCGGCGGAAGCGCCGGAGGCGACGACGTTCGGAAAGACCACGAAGGTCAAGCTGGCCGGCGTGAAGGACTGGAACGCGGACGTCGGGATCGTAAACGACGTGAGCGCGGCCGCGATCGACGACATTCTGTTCCCGCTGGTCGGGACGCTGTGCGCTGTCGAGTTCTATCCGAACGGAACGACGGCGAGCGCGGACAACCCGAAGTATAGCGGGAACGCCGTGCTCACGGGCTGGCAGCCGCTGAACGCGTCGCACGGGGAAGTCATCAAGTCGACCGTGCACTTCGAGGGAAGCGACACGCTGACCCGCGGCGACCCGACCTAGGCGACGCAGGAGAGAAGCGCGGCGAGCGCCGGCGTGCCAACAACGGCGCGCCGGCGCCGCGGCATGAAACGGAGAAGGCGAGACGATGGACCTGAGAGAGCTGATCCTCAACGCGAAGGACGTGCCCGAGGAGCTGATGACCCTGCCGGAGTGGACGGACGCGGAAGGGAAACCGCTGACCGTGCTGGTCTGCGGGTTCGACACGCGCGCCTACCGGCGGGTGATGCGCGGCGTGCTGGACGCGAGCGCCGGCGGGGACGCCGCGGCCGCGCACCGGCTGATGGACGACATGACGAAGATCGTCATCGGATGCGTGCGAGATCCGGAGACGCGCGCGCTCGTGTTCACCGAGGAGGACGCGGAGGCGCTGGAGCAGAAGTCGGCGATGACGATGCAGCGGATCGTCACGAAGATCATGGAGCTGAGCGGTATGACCGACGCGTCGGTGGCGGCCGCGAAGGCTTTTTGAGAGCGGACGGACCGACGCTGTACCTGTACGCGTTGTCCGTCCGATTGGGAGTGCCGATCACGATGCTGGAACACGGCCCGTACGCGCTCGCCAGCTACCACCTGACCCGATACGCCGCGTACTTCGAGATCCAGGCGGAGGAGGACCACATGAAACGAGCGGCGGGAGCATAGGCCGGTGGCGATTCTCGGCGTTCTGAACCTGCTTCTCAAAGCGGACGACACGCATTTCCAGAAAACGCTCCGCGGCGCACGCGCTCAGCTGGCACGCGAGGCGAAGCAATGGAATAAGATCGGGGATTCGCTGACCCGGAGCGTGACGCTGCCGCTGGTGGCGATGGCCGCCGGAGCAATCAAGACGTCGATCGACTTCGAGAGGGCGTTCGCTGGCGTGCGGAAAACCGTGCAGGCGAACGAGGAGCAGTTCAAGCAGCTAGAGGGGCAGATCCGGGAGCTGGCGAAGGCGGTGCCGTACGCGACGACGGAGATTGCCAAGGTCGTCGAGATCGCGGGACAGCTGGGCGTACAGCGCGCCGGAATCATGGACTTCACGAAAACGGTGCTGGACCTGGGCGCGACGACCGATCTGGCCGGAGAGCAGGGAGCACAATCGCTCGCGCGGTTCATGAATATCATGCAAAGCGCGGCGGAGAGCGTGAGGAACCTGGGCAGCACGCTCTCCGGACTGGACGCCGCAAGCGCCGCAAGCGCCGGCGAGATTATGGAGATGGGGATGCGGCTCGCCGGAGCCGGGAAGCAGGTCGGCATGACGGAGGCGGATGTCATGGGTCTGGCCGCCGCGCTGACCAGCGTCGGGATCAAAGCCGAGAGCGGAGGCACGGCGTTCTCGAAGGTGATGTGGCAGCTGGCGAACGCAGCCGCGTCCGGCGGGAAGAAGCTGGAGCAGTTCGCCACGATCGCGGGCATGAGCGCGAAGGACTTCGCGGCCGCATGGAAGGCGGACCCGGCGGAGGCGCTGATCGCATTCGTCCAGGGATTGCGGCGCATGGGAGACGAGGGGACGAACCTGTTCGCTACGCTGGGCGAGCTGGAGATGGACAACATCCGCGTGGCGGATTCCCTGCTGCGCGGAGCCGGCGCCGGGAAGCTGTTCAACGAGATGCTGGCGAAAGCGCGCGAGGAATACAAGGCGAACAGCGCGCTCGATAAGCAGGCGAGCGAGCGTTATAAGACCACGGCGGCGCAGCTGAAAACGCTCTGGAACGCCGTGAAGGACGTGGCGCTGGAGGTGGGGAACAACCTGCTGCCGGCCGTGAAAGCAATCGTCGAGTTCCTGAAACCCGTGGCGGAATGGCTGGGGCGCGTCGCGCGGGGATTCGGAGAGCTGCCGCCGGCCGTGCAGAAGCTGTATCTCGGGTTCGTGCTGCTCGTGGCGCTGGCGGGACCGATCGCGAAGCTGGTGGCGGGAGCGATCGCGCTGGCGCGGGCGATTCTCGCCTGCCGGCTGGCGGCGGGAGACTGGACCGCCATCATTCAGATTGGCCTGATCGCCGCGCTGACGGCGGCGACGATAGGCGTGGGCGCGCTCGCCTCGGGCGTCGAGACCCTGAACGGGAAGATGACGACGACGGCGCAACGCGCGCGAGAGGCCGCGGACCGGCTGAGGGAGGCGTACGGCACGCCGACGTTCAAGGTGGGGAAGAACGGCGAGCTGACGTTCGGGCTGGAGAGGGAGACGCCGGAGCACGCGGAGGAGCATCCAGAGCCGGCGCCGACGGAGGAGGAGAAGGAGAAGGCGATCGCGCGGTTGGTAGAGCTGGAGATGGAGTACGAGCGGGCGCGGAACGAGGCGCGGATCTGGATGGAGGCTGAGGAGCTGTCGTTCAAGGTGCTGAGCGACGGGACGATTATGCTCGTGCGCGGAGCGGAGGAGTATGAGAAGCGGCTGGCGCGCTGGAAAACGCAGGCGAAAGCGGCGGGCGAGGAGCTGAAGCAGCTGCTGTCGTTCGACGCGGAACGGCGCGTGAAGGTCGTTCCGCTCAAGGGCGTGAAGGAAGGCGTGGCCGCGGCGCGCCGGATGATCGAGGATCTGCGCGAGATGGGGATGGCCGTGGCGGACCGGATCTTCGAGCCGCTGGCGGACGCGTTCGTCGAGATGTGCGCGGGCGCGAAGGTGGAATGGGACAAGCTGCTCAAGCACATCATGGCGGCGCTGCTGAAAATGGCGATCGAGCTGGCCGTGCTGAACCCGATCCGCAACGCGTTCGGCAACCTGTTCATCTCTACCTGGAGCCGCGGGACGCTGCCCACGGGGACGCCATACGAAGTCGGGCCGACGATCACGGTCTACGACCAGCGGACGACGCCCGGCGCGAAGCCGATCGAGACGAAGGTGACCGGCGCCGGAGGGAAACGGACCGTCGAGCTATACATCCGAGACATGGTGCGCGGGACCGTGGCGACCGGGGAGGTCGACGACGTGTTCGCGCAGCGCTTCGGCATGACGCCGCGGAGGAGCTACTAGAATGCCGATTTGGCCGGAGACGCTGCCTACCGCGCCGCTCTACCAGGGATGGGCGGAGACGGAGCCGACGAACTACGTCGAGTTCCAGCCGTCCGTCGGGGCGCCGATGAGGCGCCGGCGGAGCACGGCCGTCGTCCGGCCGTTCCAGGTGTCCTTCTCGGTGACGACGGCGCAAGCCGCGAGCCTGCTCGCGTTCTATAACTCCGACTGCGCGGGAGGGAGCCTGTCTTTCACCGGGCTGACGAACCCGCGGACCGGAGCGGCGCTGACGTTCATGTTCCAGGGGGAAGTCCAGATCACGGACGCGAACCCGAGCGCCGCGGACGTGACGTACAAGGCATCCTTCGGGCTGCTGGAGCTCCCGTGACCCGGCCGCTGAGCGAGACGCTGAAACTGGCCGGGTTCGCCAGCGGCACGAGCGAGGTGTTCGCGGTCCTGGTGGAGATCACGCATGACGACCTGGACGCACCGATCCGTCTGACGAGCAACGGCGCCGACCTGATGAGCGGGGGGAACCTCTACACGGCGTACCCGTTCGAGATTGCCCTACCACCGGATACGAACGAGCAGATCCCCAAGACCACCGTGCGATTCGGCAACGCGGACCTGCGGATCACGCAGGCGCTGAGGAGTATCGAGACGCCGCCGACGATGAACGTATCCGTGGTGCTGGCGAGCGACCCGGACACGGTGGAGATCGGGCCGATACCGTTCGTGCTGCGGGACGCGTCCTACGACGAGGTTGTGGTCGAGGCGACGCTGTCATTCGAGAGGATCTACCAGCTGCGATTTCCATGTCTGGCGATGACGCCGATCACGTCGCCGGGTCTATTTGGGAGCCGACCGCCGGGAGCGGAGTGGGTGCCGCCGCAAAGGATCGGAGGGGCGACGACGCCGCGGAGACCCGCGCGCGGGTGGCCGAAGTTCAGACCGACGACGAGGGGGAGGGGACGATGAAGAACCGTCTGAGGACGCGACGGGCTGGAGCCGCGGCCGCGCTCGTGCTCATCGTGGCTGTGCTGGCCGGAGCGAGTTGGCAGGGGTCGGACTACAGCGGAAGCCGGAGCTATTGGAGGTTCTACACCGATAGCCTGACCGTGCTGTTTCCCGACGCAACGCACGACTGGAGGATCTACGGGTACAACGTGCACTTGGGCGCGGACACGGCCGGCAACGGCGCGCCGTTCGACACGATCCGAGCCGACAGCAGCTGGTACGCGAGCCTGCCGAGCGGTCTTTACAATATCTGGTGCTACACGGACAGCAGCGCGACCCTGATGGTCGACTCGGTGGGGATACTCGGGCCGACGGTGCCGCCGAGCATGGTCCACGACGATAGCACCTACGCATTCCTGCGCATCAACGCCTACACGGCGGCGGTGACGGATTCCCTATATGCTGCGAAAGCCGTGATTCCTTCGCTGGCCGTGGCGACCACATTGACCGTACCCGCTAGCAGCATCGGGACCGCAGCCGTGGCTAACGGAACGCTGCTACCGGCCGACGTGGATGCGGCGCAGCAATGGGCATTCCGCCGCGCAGCGATGGACACGCTGATCGGACGTTCGGGCACGACGATCTACGCGAACACGGCTACGATCACGGGCGCGGTGGCGGTGAGCGCGGGGACGCTCACGGCCACGAGCGCGCTCAACATCCCAAACGCCTCGATCAAAGACCATCATCTCGACCTGACGGATATCACGTTCGACGGTGGGGATTTCTCCCTCACGCATGGCTATCTGATCCAGGGCAATTCCAGCGCATTGGCCCAACAGTACGAGAGCACGGGCAACGTGATCTTGCATGATGGCATCGCAACGCTCCAAGCCGGCGTGGTGAGTGAGACGCATCTGGCGGTTGCGGCGACATCCCCTACCTATTCCATGTGGAGCAGCTGTCCCCTCCTGGCGATTCTCGCCGATCCGGCGACGGGCTTCTTCTGGCAGGAGGATTTCAACTGGACTGCGACGGCTCACAACGGCTGGACATCTACGCTCACGGATGCGGGCTCCATCATCGGGCCGCTCGTGGGGTATCCGTACATCGCCTACGGAATCGACGCGACGGACATTACGGTTGGCGACAACGACGAAGGTTACTACGCCGCGCCCGGCGTCTTCGCTCTCGCCGCTACGAAATCCGTCTGGTGCGAAGCGAATCTCGAGATCATTGAAGGCAATACCGACGACTGCAACGCCTGGTTCGGGCTGACCGATCAAGCGGCACTTGCCAACTTCCTCCAGGATAACGGCGCAGGTCCGGCGGCAAGCTACGATGGCATCGGCTTCTTCAAGGTCGACGGCGGCACGGTCTGGCAGTTCGAGACTTCGGATGGCGCGAGCCAGACCACAGACACGGATGTGGGGACGCGGGTCAGTGGGACGTTCGTCCGCCTGGGCTTCATTGTGACCAGCAATACCAGCGTGACGGCTTACGTAAATGGCGTGAACGTGGCATCGTGGGCCACGAACCTGCCCGATGCGACGACGATGAAACTGATCTTCGCGGTAAAGACGGGCGGGACGATCAAGGAGTACATCTATTTCGACCGCGCGCGTTGGGTGCAGCTGAGGTAGGCGGACATGGCGCTGGCACCGTGGGCGGGACGGTACGTGGGCAGGAGCTACGACGAGGTGACGCCGTGCTGGGGACTGGCGCGGGAGATCTACGCGCGAGAGTTCGGGATCGAGCTGCCGACGTACGGGCCGCGGTGCCCGAACGCAGCGGACGCCGCGGAGGTGGCGCTGCTCGTGAGCGAGGAGAGGCATCGGGACCATATCTGGCAGGCCGTGGCAGCCGGGGACGAGGAGCCGGGAGATGTGATTCTGCTACGCGCGCGCGGGTTCCCGGCGCACGTGGGGATCGTCGTCGGCGATCATCTGATGCTGCATTGTGAATGCGACGCGACGACGACGCGGGAGGACTACCACCGGATTCATTGGAAGGGGCGAGTGGTCGGGTTCTACAGGCACGAGGCCAAGCTGGGGAAGGAGGGCCGAGATGGGACTGCTGAGTGACAAGCCGAACGGCGGGAGCTGGACGTTGCCGGGAGCGTGGACGGCGCTGATCGGGATCGTCGTGAAGCTGGCGGCGAAGCTGCTGCACATGGACGAGGCGCTGGTCGATCCGATCACGACCGCGATTATCGCGATCGGAGTCGTTATCATGGCGATCGGAGGCCGGCGCGTGGCGGGACAGATCGTCACCGAGCTGCGGAACGGGCCGACGAAGAAGGGGGACTGAGCCGTGTACCAAGATACCAGCCTGCCGAACCCGCCGGAGGGAACCGTGACGGTGGGGAGCACTACGGACGGAGGGACGACGACCATCCCGATGCCGGGGACGCCGCCGCCGGCGACGTGTCCAGAATGCGGAGGCCTGGTCTGCCCGGGGTGCGGGAGACCGATCGGACCGGCGTGGCCGATGACGATGCCGCAGTATCCAGGCAAGGCGCCGTGGCCGGTTGGACCGTACTGGATCACGAGCACGCCGATCTACATGCCGGGAGGGATGAGCGCTGGAAGCGCCGGCTGAAAGCACGCCGCGGGTCGTCGCCTGCCTGAACCCGTTCGCCGTCGAGCGGGTCGAGCATCGGCCGCCGGCGGGGACGCCGATACCCGACGTGCTCGCGCTGCTGGGCGCGCCGCGGGACGGCGTGCACTATGCAATCACGCTCAACGGCCGGCCGCTGACGCCGGAGCAATGGGCGCTGACCGTGCTGGAGGACCGAGACCTGCTCGTGCTCCGCGCGTGCGTGGCGGGAGGGGATAAGGAGGGGAACAAGCAGATCGTCGGCTTGCTGGCGATGCTGGTGATAACGAGTGCCGCGCTCGCCTTTGCGCCGGGACTGGCCGGCGTGATAGGGATAGGCGGGAAGTTCGGGACGCCGTTCGTCACCGGGCTGCTGTCATTGATAGGCGCCGCCGGAGTCTCCCAGCTGATCCGCATTCCGCCGAAGCCGGAGCAGAAGCTGGACGACGAGCAGCTATACAGCCTCTCGGGGACCAGCAACGCCGTCGCGCCGTACGCGCCGATTCCGTACATCGTCGGGACCGTGAGGATCTACCCGCCGCACGCCGCGCTGCCCTATACGGAGTTCGAGGGACAGGACCAGTACCTGCGGACCCTGATGTACGTGGCTATGAACGAGGTCGTGCAGGACGAGGCGTCGATCCAGATCGGGGACACGCCGCTGAGCTACTTCGGCAGCGTGACGAAGGAGATCCGCAACGGCACGGCGACCGACGCGCCGCGGGAGCTATACACGAATCAGCAGCGGACGCTGGACCTGGAGATCTTGCTACCATTCGACTACCCGCAGGTTTACACCTGGACGGTGCAGCGGACGGAGATCGAGACGGACGAGATCGTGGTAGAGACGACGTGGCCGGGCGGAATCTGGCACATAGCCAAAGCAGGAGGGAATATAGACCGAGCAGCGCTGCTCGTCGTGGTCGTGATTCGGGTGAGCGTGGCCGGGCAGGAGGCTTGGCACTACTGGCCGTCAGGAGCCGGAGAATCGCTCGTGCGGGAGCTGCGGGCGAGTCCGTTCAGGAAGGGGTTCCGCATAACGCAGGGATGGCTGGACGCGCATATGACGGGCGGGAGCGGGCAACGATACGACGTCGGGATCGGGTACATCGCGGAGGAGACGGGGGACTGGCCTACGTACGCCGCGGCCGCGGACTGCTATTGGACCGCGTTGAGGAGCGTGCATAACGAAGATCCGATCCAGGCGGACAACGCGGAGATTCTCGGGCCGATGGCGCGGCCGATCGCGACGCTGGCGCTGAGGATCAAAGCGACGGATCAGCTGGGCGGGATGCTGGACAATGTGAGCGTGCTAGTGAGCGCGCCGCTACCAAGCTGGAGCACGGGCGGGGGATGGGCAGCGGCGACGGTGGAAAACGGGCGGAATCCGGCGTGGGCGTACATGGGAATCCTCAAGGGCGGAGGACTGGAATACGGGCTGACGGACGCGAGGATCGACCTGGAGCGGTTCGAGACTTGGGCAGCGCGGTGCACGGTGAACGCGTGGACGGTGGACTACGCGTTCGGACGGGAGATGGGACCGCGCGAGGCGCTGGCGCTGATCGCAGCTTGCGGGCGCGCGACGCCGGCGGAGATAGACGGCAAGTTCTCGATCGTGATGGACAACCCGAGCGCGACGCCGGCGAACGTGTTCACGCCGATGACGAGCCGAAACTACCGGGGGAGCAAGGCGTTCGCGGACCGGCCGCACGCGCTGCGGATTCGGTTCGACAACGCGGAGTACGACTACCTGGAGGATCTGGTCTACGCGTTCGACGATGGGTATAGCCAGCTGGGAGATGAGCCGGGGACCGTCGCCGCGACGCGGTACGAGGAGGTCACGCTACCCGGCTGCACATCCTACGAGCAGGCGTGGAAGCAGGGGCGATACCTGCTGCTCTGCAACCGGCTGCGGCCGGAGGTGCATACGTTCGAGACGACGGTGGAGCACCTGACCTTCACGCGCGGAGACACGGTAGAGCTGACCCATGACGTCCCGATGTTCGGGATCGGGTTCGGGCGGATCAAGACGGTCGTGTTCGAGGTGGACTTCGCGGAGAGTCCAGGGGAGTACCGCGGGATCACCCTCAACAACGCCGTCGAGATAGACGACGCGAACGCGCATTACGGCGTCCGCATACGGCTGACGAACGCCGGACACGTGGGGGAGGTGCTGAGCTGCGAGGTCGCCAACCCTGGCGTGGGATTCTACACGACGTTGGAGTTCTTGCCGGCGATTGGGAAGGCGGCGATTCTGCACCCGCACGAGGACGATCTCGTGGTGTTCGGGCAGCTGGGGAGCGAGACGGTACAGCTGATCGTGAAGGACATTACGCCGCGCGAGGACATGACGGCGCTGATCACGGCGCTGGACGCCGCGCCGGAGGTTCACGCGACGGGACCGGTACCACCGTACGACCCGCATATCAGCGTCCGACCGCGGCTCCAGGATCTGTACCCGCCGGCGCCGCGCGCGATGGCGGTTCGATCGGACGAGAGCTGTCTGTTGCGCGGGACGGACGGGACCTGGCAAAGCCGGATCGTGATAGGCGTGGTGTATGAGACGGGGACGTTCTCGCCGGCCGTGAGGCTGATGGTGCGGTATCGGCAGACGATCGTCGGGATCGAGAACGAGTGGATACCGATGGCGGCGTTCGAGGGGATGGCGACCGAGGCGTGGGTCATGCCGGTACAGGACGGGCAGGAGTACGACGTCCAGTTGCAAACGGTCTCCGCGTGGGGACTGGTCAGCGGATGGGTCGTGGCCTGCACGGGACATGAAGTCATCGGAAAGACGTCTCCGCCGGCCGACCCGTTCTGGATCGGCGTGGACGACGACGGAACGATCCGATGGGCGCTGGACGAGATGGCGATCGACTTCGCCGGCGTCCGGCTGCGCTACCGACAAGCGGCGAATACGGAATGGGAAGGCGCGAACCCGGCGATACCGGGGGACGGGCTGATCAACGCGTGGGGGTTCCCGATCCAGCAGCTGCCGGAGGGACCGCTGACGCTGCTGCTCAAGACCGTGGACACAAGCGGGATCGAGAGTGCGAACGCCGTGAGCTGCTACATCGAGCGGAACCCGGCGTACGACACGGTGACGATGCTGACCTACGAGTACCACGGCTCCGGGTGGTACGACGGGACGCTGATTCAGGGAGAGTACGACGCGATCACGGGGAACATCCGGGGGATCGAGACGGCGGGAGGAGAAAACGCGCCTTTTTGGGGCGACGAGTACGAGCCGTTCTTCGGAGCCGATGGGGCGATGTTCTGGAGCACGAGTACCTATTATGGGGACGTGGAATGGGTGACGACGAACGTGCCGTGGCTGTATTGGGGATTCGCGGTGCATCCGTACCTGCGGGAGACGCCGACGATGGCGCGAGGCGAACCGATCATGACGTACCAGCGCGGGCCGGGACTCCCGACCGATCTGACGGACCGGAGCGGAGAGCTGCCATTCCCTGGACGCGTGGAGCTGATCGGGGGAGAAGGGAGCAACGCACCGGTCCGATGGCGGATTCGCGCGACGGGAGGCTCCGTGCGGCCGGAGGTGGAACGCATCGCCGAGGCGTACGAGGGGCAGACGATCCGCGAGGTCGTGAGCAGCGTCGAGCTGACGACCGCCGCGGGCGGAGACCGGATACCGCTGACGCAGACGTACTTCGCGATCTTGAGCTGCGTGGTGGGCATCCGCGAGGCGGGGAGCTTGGCGTACGTGCGGATCGTGGACATGGACGCGACGACGGGGATTCTATTGAAAGGGTATAACGACGCCGGAGCGCGTTGCACGGGGACGGTCGATCTGGTCGTCCGAGGGTTCTAGGAGGGAACGATGAGCGTCACCGTACTGCCGTCCGCAGGGTTCTTCCATACGAGTCCGACGAACGCCGTCATGCGGGACAATCTGGACGTGATCTTGGAGGTCATCCGGACGAACCCTGGAGGCGATTCCTACTCGCTGAAAACGCTGAGCGACAACAGCGCGGGAGTGATCCAGGTGGACAACGCGTACCACGTGGTCGACACGAACGCGAGCGCGAGCACCGGGAATCTCGTCAACATCGGGACGACGGCGCAGCTGGGGCACGTCGTCGTGCTGAGGCCGAACAACGACGCGCGGACGATCGTCGTGAAGCACGCGACCGGGAGCGGGGATGGCCGGATGAATCTGGCCGGCGCGAAGGACTTCACGATGGACACGCTCCAGCATCAGATCCTGCTGTACCGGGCGAGCACGGGGATGTGGCAGGAGCTGGCGCGGACGTACGGGTCGAGCACCGGGCTGGCGCAGTTCCGGACGGATTGGGGCGTGCTGCCGGCCGCAAGCCCGATCTTCACGGGCAGCCTCCGTGGACCGAGCGCGCTGCTGACGCAGGCGGCGAACACGCTCCAGCTGGGGGACGCGGGCGCCGCGAAGATGCGGCTGGGACCGTCCTCGCTCCAGGCGCTGACGGCCGCGGACGCTGCGACGCTGATGACGCTCAACCCGCAGGGAGACGGGACGGACGTCAAAGCGGGCACCCAACCGTGGAAGGTCTGGACCGAGGCGAACGACGGAGCCGGATCGACACTGGACGGCGACACGCTGGACGGGCTGCACGCCGTGGCACTGGCCGAGCGGCCGCACGTCGTCGTCCGCGCGGTCGCGGCGAGCGCGAATCAGATCGGCGCGGCGTCGACGGGCTGGCAGCTTCGGGCATCGCTGGCGGAATACGTGGACACGGCGGGGATCTGCACGGTGGTCGGCGGAAGCCGGCTGTACCTGCCGGCCGGGACGTATCAGGTGCAGGGACGCGCGTACGGCTACAAGATCGGGTTCACGCGCCTGCGCCTATACGATGCGACGAACGGAACCTATTGCTACGGGACTGCCGGGTACGCGCCGACGGCGCTGGACGTCTTTGGGCACGTCTCAGTGTCGGGCCGGTTCACGAGCGCGACCGCATGGGAGCTGTATCTTAATCAGTACGTGACGACGGCGAACGCGACGAACGGCTTCGGCGTGGCGACGGGCATCGGGGACGGGAGCGGGAACGAGTACCATGCCGAGATCCAGGCATGGAAGGTCGGGATCGAAGGAGGCACATAGCCGATGGCTTGGGCCGATGTGCTGCCGACCGGCGGCGAGAGTGGATGGGTCCAGAGCGAGGACGGGGGCGCGACCGCTGAGGGGCATCTGGCCGAGACCGCGGCGCGCGCAGGATTCACGGAGCTGGGCGTGCTGGACACGGAGCTGCGAGGGCTGCTGAGCTACAACGTGATGGAACTGGCGATCCTGACGATCACGGCGGCGAGACTCACGTTGGAGGGGATCACGGGATATGGGGACCAGGAGGCGTACGGATACCGGATGGGCTTGGAGCTGATCGACTACGCGGTGGCCGGCGGCGTACTGACGGACCCGGCTGGCGCCTGGGGGGGCGCTGCAAAGGCGACGCTGGCTACGTCGACGCCGATCAACCCGCGGCCGATCGGGCTGACCTGGACGCTCACGGCTCCCCAGGTCGCCGTCCTCCTCAATGCCGCCAGGACGCGGATCGGGATGCGGCTGAGGGACTATACGACCGGATTATCCGCGGATTGCTATTGGCTCCCATCGGTGGCGCGGGCGACCCTCCGGCTCACCTACGGGATGGCGACGGCGCCACGGCTGGAGCTGGAGAGCGAGCGGGCGCCACGGCGGGAGCTGGAGAGCGAGCGGGCGCTACGGCGGGAGCTGGACAGCGAGCGGGAGCTACGGCGGGAGCTGGAGAGCGAGCGGGCACTACGGCGGGAGCTGGAGAGCGAGCGGGCACTACGGCGGGAGCTGGAGAGCGGCTGGCTGCCGGACTTGCCGACGAGGGAGGGCTGAGCAGATGGATGACCCGATCTATCCAGGAGCGGAAGGGGTCACGATCGCGCTGACGAACCTGGGCGACCTGACGAGCGCGACCGTCTACTGCCTCTACGCGTACAAGCCGTCGGGAGGAACGATCGTCCGGTGGCCGACGACCGGAAACGCGACGCTCGGGAGCGTGGGTGGCGAGAGTAGCATTGAGTTCGTGAGCATCGCGGCGACGTTGCCGGATGCCGGCGATTACCGGATACACGCATACGCGGAGAAGGGGACATACAAGGGGTACTCCAAAATGGTCGTGCTCCACGTCGCCGCGCTAGGGGAGAGATAGGCAAGAGGGGGAAAGCGAAACATGGCAGTGAGGTACGGCAACGGGATGGAGTTCCTGCGATGGGTCGGCAGCACGCTCGTGGGCGCGCTAACGGTGCTGGTCCTAGTGGCGACATTCGGCTGGTCGCGCATGAGCGAGATGGTGGACAGCAAAGTCGACGCGAAGGTGTCCGAGGCAATCGCTCCGGTGACGGCGCAGCTGGCGTCCCTCAGCATGGAGATGGCCGGCACGAAAGCGGCGGTCTCCGCGCTGGCGCTGCAGATGCAGAACTCGACGGAACGCCAGGGCACGGACTGGACGGCTCAGGCGCAGTCGACCGGGAGCACGCAAGCGCGGCTGGGGGCGATCGAGGAGGCGCTGCGGGAGATCAAAGTCGAGCTACGGCTGCTTAGAGCAGGGGCGCGGCCGTGACGGGAGGACGGATGGACGCGATCCGATTCAAGAACGACGCCGACAAGCGCGCATGGCCGGCGCACGCCGACCCGCGTCTCGTCGAGGTGGTAGAGCTGCTCGCGAGGATCGCGACCGGGCATGGCGTGCCCATGCCGCTGACGATCACTTCATTTCTGAGACCGGCGCCGCGGACGAGCGTTCATGCTTGGGGACGAGGCGCCGATATCCGCACGCGCGATTGGCCGGCCGACGTGGCGCAACGGCTGGCCGACGAGATGAACGCGCGGCTGGTCTACGACCCGGCGCGGCCGGCCTTCCTCGTGGCCGTGAACGAGCCGGACGCCGCGCTGGGAGAGCACCTGCACCTGCAAGTACCGCCGCCGGGCAAGGGGCCGGTGGCGCGTCCATCACCCGACGCAATAGCCTAACTACCCGCCAGGACGGTCCGCGAACCTAGCGCGCTGCTAGGACTTGCGGGCCGATAAATAATATTGACATATTGCAAGGCAAGGCCGATACTTCACCTTGGCCAGAGGAGACGAGAGGTTCGGACGAAGGAGGCGTAGCGATGTCGATGCGCGCGGAGAACCGGAGCCGCTGGATCGGGCGGGAGCTGAGATGCGATGGCTACACGCTGCGACCGGGCGGGGAAGGGTTCGTCGAGATCGTGTTCGATGCCAAGCCGGACGAGGCGACGCGCGCGGAGCTGAAGCTGGCGCGCTATTGGTGGTGCCGGCGCGGGTGGTGGTACGGGTTCGAGACGATGCTGCCGGAGACCTACTGCGCGGCCGCGGAGCGGGCGATGGCGGAAGGCGATAACGGGGACGCGGAAGCGATCGACGCGCTGTTCGCGTTCGCCGGCTGAGAAGGAGACGACGATGAACGGAGGGAGACCGGTCAGGGTCACGGCGAAACTACGCAGCGAGCTGAATGCGGCGCGGTCGGCGCGAAGCGCTAGGCGCAAGGGAGAGACGACGGCGCTGGCCGCAAAGGAGATGGAGCAGGCGGGACCGGTTCCCTACCACGTCGCACGGGTGCGGCGCGCGCGGGAGCTGGCGCTGCGGTTCAACGTCGAGACCATCCAGTACCACCGGAACGGGATCACGGGCGAGCCGTTCCACGTCGTCCTGTTCCGCGCGTCGGACGGGATGCAGATGGTCGGGATCGTGTTCGAGGAGCGGAAGCACATCGCGGTGCTGAACGTCACGCAGCTGGCGGAGGGCGACATCGAGAGCGCGACGAATAGCTGGCGCGGAGACCAGTACGAACAGGCGCTGCGCGACGAGATCGCGGAATGGTGGAGCAAGCCGCGGCCGAAGTGCGAGACGGAGTAGGCGGTCGAAATCGAGAAGGAGGCCGGACGATGACGAAGGGTGAGATTCGCAAGGCGCGCAGGGATGGAGCGGACGCGAGGCTTAGGAAACCGCGCGGGCGTTGGGCCAGCGTGGTGCAGGTGGAGTGTTTGAGCGAGCGGGCGGTTGATTGGGCGCTGGAGAATCTAGCGCTCGATGGGTGGCAGTGGTTGGGCGAGTCGTTCGGGGTTGAGGCGCGCTACGTAGAAGAGGTGGTGGCGCGGATGGCCGAGGGCGGGCTTGCGGTGTGCGTCGAGGGCTGAGGGGATGAGGACGCCAGAGTTGCTAGAACGCTTCCGGGCGTTGGTAGAGCGGGAGCAGGGCGAGCGGTACGGGCGAAAGTATGGGGGGTGCGAGCCGCCGCGCGTGACGGTGAAGGTGGGAAAGCGTTGGGTGAAGGTAGACGTTGGGACCTCGGGCAAGTACATGGTGGACGCTGACGGGACGATTTACGGGATCAAAGCCTACGGCGTGCCGCACTACGGGTATCGGTACGGGACGCTTGAGACGGTAGAAGGTTGGGATTGGAGCGGATACGGGGCGATTTCCAAGGGATGGAGGCTAGGACTGGCGGCCTCACAAGCTGGAGGGCGGGAAGATGATGTTTGGCAATCGTAGGCGGTATCAGGTGTCGGACGTGGCGACGCCGGAGGAGTTGGCGGAGAAGCTGACGCAGCATTCGTGGACCCTGTGCACGGGGTTCCGTCTGGCCGGCGTGCTGTTCTTGAATGACTCGTCCTCGGAGGATGGAGCGGGCGAGTGGGGGATCATTCGGGACGGAAAGCAAGTGGAGTCGATCACGTTCTCCTGGTGCACTGAGGAGAAGGCGCTTGGGTACATCCGGGCGATGCTGGCGGGTGCGGAGTGCGAGGCGACGCCGTGCACGCCGAACCTGGAGCACGGGTCGGGAGCCTGCCACCTTTGCGCGTAGCTGACTCGATCCCGATGGCGACGGAGAAGGAGGCGACGGAATGAGACTGATCGACCTGGGGGACCAGGACGGGGAGCGGTACGAAAGTCCGCTGGAGATGGTCGAGAAGGGCCGGAGGCTGCTGACCGCGGGGAAAGCGATGCCGAAGGACATGGGGGCGATCACGATCGGACTCGGAAAGGGGGTGCGGGTCGAGATCGGACACGGCGCCGGTGCGCCGAACGGGGCGATGGCGGAGAAGGTGATCCGGCTGATCGACGCCGGAGAGTACGAGGAGGCGAGGAAGCTGCTACGAGGAAGGGAGCGAAACGATGGACGCGATAGCTAGGACCGCGCTGGGCGAGGCGATGTTCGCGCACAACGGGCCGGCCGGGATGCACGATGCGACGCTAAGCGTAAAACCGTGGCAGCCGGCCGGCCGGCAAGGAGGCGAAGGATGACGGAGCAAGGGGAACGGAGCGTGGAGCTGCTGGCCGGGGAGATGGAGATGCCGGTCGACGTGCAGAAGCGCGTGGACTACTCACTGGAGCAGGCCGACCGAACGCTCCAGAGGCACATCGAGCTGCTGGACGTGCTGCGCCGGTACGCCGTGCGCGCTACGCGGCCGGAGGATTGGATCGACGTCGCGGGAGACGGGACGGGGATTCTGCTCCAGGGAGTGGGGGCGGAGCGGCTGCTCACGCGCCTGCCGCTGCGGTGGAAGATGCAGATAACGGACGTCGCATACCAGGAGTGGCCGGCTCACGAGCCGCCGTTCGGGTACATCGTGACGGGAAACATCTCCGTGCAGATTCCGGGGTTCCCGCCGGTGGAGCTGGAGGGGATCCAGGCCGGACGCGCCGCGGACGGCTTCTTCAGGAGCGGGGCGAAGGGGAGGAACGAGGAGATCGACCCGCTGGACGTGAAAGCCGCGGCGGAGAGCGCGTGGAAGCGGCGGGCAATCACCGCGGCGCTGGGACTGCGGGGACTGTCGATAGACGACCTGAAGGCGCTGACGCCGGCCGGGTGGATCGACGGGGTCAGGAAGATCGAGCGGCGCGCCGGACCGACGGGGACGAAGTACCCCGACGCCGGGAGCGAGACGACGTCCCAGCTGGAGAATGCGAGCACGGCGCACCGGGAGCTGAGGGCGCGGCTGGCGAAGCTGATCCCAGACCGCACGCTCTGGCCGGACGCGCTGGCGAAGTTGACGCATGACCCGACGGGGAAGTTCCCGGACCGGAGGAGCATCCTCGGGCTGACCGATCGAGCGGCCGCGGCGATGCTGGGACGGCTGACGGCGATGGGACCGATGGAGGCGGCGGAGCTGGCCGGGACGTACACGCCGGCGCCGGTACCGGCGACGCTGGGCACGCCGCCGGCGGGCGAGGCGGCATGAAGGAGCTGCGCCTGCACCGCAAGAAGTGCCGGGATGAGCGGGCGGAGCACGCCGCGCTCGTGGCGGCGGGAGGCGTGCATTTCCGGTGCCGGACGTGCAAGGCGGAGGGGGTGATACGGCCGGACGTGGAGCTGGCGAAGCAGGTGAGGCGCGCGCTGAAGATCGAGGCGCCCGAGCCGTGCGCGGTGGAGATGGAAACCTGCCCGGCGTGCGACGAGCAGGAGAAGGAATCGGACATTGACAAGCGGCAAAGCAACGGCGACGATGCCGACGCTGCGAAGGAGGCGACCCGATGAACGCGGAACCGGAACGGATGGACGGGGAGACCGCGGCCGCGGCGCTACGAATAGCGGAGCAGGAGCTGGCGATTCGGGAGGCTACGAGCTACCCGGCGCGGAGCAACTGGCCGTCTTTCGTGGGGCACCCGTGCGCGAGGCATATCTTCTACCGCCGGACGCACCAGGATCAGCAGACGCCGCCGGACGCGCGGCTGTCGAGGATCTTCGCGCTAGGGCGCGCGCTCGAGACCGTGGCCGCACGCCGCCTGGAAGCGGCGCTGGACGGCACGGGCTGGACCCTCTGCCAGCTGCCGGAGCAGATGAACCGGTTCACGCTGGAGCCGAACATCAGCGGGAAGGTGGACCGCCTGCTGGAACCGCCGCGGGAGAACGGCCGGCGCGCGGCAAAGCCGCTGATCGTGGAGATCAAAGGCATTTCGGACCACGTGATGGAGCAGGTGGACACGCTCGCGGATATGCGGGCGAGACCGGAGCCGTGGTGGCAGAGCTATCCGGCGCAGATCTGGAGCTACGAGCTGGCCGGAGCACGCAATGGATGGACCGCGTGCGATGGGCTATTCGTGCTCATGGGGAAGCTGAGCGGGGCGATCAAGTGCATCCCGGCGCCGTTCGACGAGGACGAGTGGAGGACGATCGAGGTCAAGCTGGAGGACGTGGAGGCGCGGATAGAGCTGTGGCCGAAGGCGAGCACGGCGGCGGACCGCGAGGAGCTGATGCCGGCGCGCCTGGAGGGACAGCCGGCGGTGTGCGCTAGATGCGACTTCGCGGGGATCTGTCACCCGCCGATGAGCGGCGGGCAAGGGGGAGGGATCGTGACGGAGCCGCGGATTCTGGAGGCGATGGCGACGGCGCTGCGCCTGGAACCAACGGCGAAGGAGTACGACAAAGCGCGTGAGACCGTGCGCGCATGGGTGCTGGAGCAGGGAGCAGGGATCGAGGAGCCGGCGGTCTGGATCGCAGACGGGATCGGACAGGCGCGGCACCTGATAGGCGAGACCACGGTCTATGACGTACCGAAGGACGTGCGCGAGAAGTACCGCGGGAAGGCGATGCGCCATACCGTGAAGCTGGAGCGCGCGGAGTAGACGAGGCGGAGGGGCGCCGTGGGGGAGCGGGTCTGAACCTCCTTCTGCCGCGAACCTGCGGCGCCGCCGCCCGAGACGGACAGGACGGGGAGGAGGACGGAACGATGAGTGCGAGAGCAACGGCGGCGCCGGCGAGGATGCTACGGACGCCGGACGTGGCGCGACAGTTCGGCGTCGCGCGGGGAACGCTCCTCTACTGGCTGAGGCACGGGTACGTGCCGCGGACGGCGTGGACGCTGACGAGTAGGGGATACCTGATCGACCCGGACGCGGTGGCGGCGTTCCTGCGCGGACGGGGGAAGAGCAGGCGGACGAAACGGGTGACGCGGACCATCTGGCAGCGGGGACTGCGGCCGTGAGGAGCAGGGAGGAGCAGAAGGAGGCTCAGGGATGGGGTCTTTCTATCGACGAATCGACGTCTGTATGTGGGGGGACGAGAAGTTCCAAGCGCTCAGCGCGCCGCCGGCGAGCGGACAATGGCTGTGGGTCTGGCTGCTGACCGGACCCGCGACAACGCAGGTGCCGGGACTGATACTGACCGGGCAGTGCGCAGCGGCGGAGGCGCTGGGATGGACGAATAAAGAGTTCGGACGCTGCTGGGAGGAGATCGCCGGACGCGGGATGGCCGTGTCCGACTGGCGCGCGCGGATTATCTGGATTCCGCGCGCGTTGCGTTACAACCCGCCGGCGAATCAGAACGTCATGCGAACCTGGCCGCGGGAGCTGGGACGGGCGCCGGCGTGCGAGCTGAGGAGCAGGATTCTGCACGAGATCGCAGAGGCGATGGCGAAGCGCGGACCAGCGTTCGTAGGGACGTTCGAGGAGGTATTCGGACCGGTGTTCGGGGTCGGACCAGACGGAAGGCATAGGAGCCGGAGGGACTCAGGGCTGGCGCCGGACCTGCAATCAGGGCTAGAGCCAGAGCTAGGCTCAGGGCTGGCACCAGGGCTGGCACCAGGGCTGGCACCAGGGCTGGCACCAGGGCTGGCACCAGGGCTGGCACCAGGGCTGGCACCAGGGCTGACGCCAGGGCTGGCACCAGGGCTGACGCCAGGGCTGGGCGCAGACCCTGGAATGGGAGTGGGTTTGGGAATGGGAGTGGGTTTGGGAATGGGTTTGGGTTTGGGAATGGGAGAGGGGGGTGCGGGGGGAGATGGGGCGGAGACGGAGAAGGCGGAGTTGCAGAGACTGCTGAGCCGGATGCAGGCGGAATACCCGAACGCGCCGATCATGAAACAAGTCCGACGTTGGGCGGACGAGAAGCTGGTATCGGACGTGGCGCGGAAGGCGCTACGAGCGACGCTGAAAGCGAAACCGGCGGACCCGATCGCCTACGCGCAAGCCGTGGTAGAGCGGACGCTGGAGGACGAGCGCCGGCGCGGGATACGGAACGGACGGAAGGGGGCGGAGGCATGACCACGGCGTTCGTCTGGACGCAGCCGAGCACGCGGATGAACGGGCTGGAGCGCCAGTATGGAACGCATCTCGACCTTCTACGCGGGATCGGGGAGATCGTCGAGTGGAAGTACGAGGCCGTGAAGCTGCGGCTGGCGAGGAACACGTGGTACACGCCGGACTTTCTCGTCATCCGATCGCTGCCGGACCCGACCTGGTGGACGCCGGGACAGCCGCGGGAGCCGCGCGTGAGGCTGGAGTTCCACGAGGTCAAGGGCGGGTTCTGTCGGGACGACGCGCGCGCAAAGTTCAAGATCGCCGCGGAGCAATACAGCGGCTGGGCGAGCTGGCATTGGATCACGCGAGCACGGAACGGCGCGTGGCTGACCGTGCCGACGTAGGAGGCGAGGATGCTGCGGGCGAGACGGTGCGGGCGGTGCCAGAAACGATTCGTGCCGAGCACGGCGATGCAACGGTACTGCCGGGACGAGCGCTGCGCGCGGGAGCGCCAGAGGGAGCAGATGCGAAGGTTCCACGTGGAACACCCGCACTACATGAGAGACTGGAGGCGACGCCGACGGGAGATCGAGCGGCAGGAGGACCGATGCGGCTCAGGCACCTGATGGCGGGACGAGACCACTGGCGCATCTGGCTGGACGGCGTAGAGGTCACGAACGACTGCCGGGAAGCGTGGGGGCCGCGCCGGCGCAGGCCGGGACACGGGCGGGTGACGCTGCTGCGCCGGAACGCGGAGGGACGCGCATACCTGGAGTGGAGCGCGCCGGGAGAAGCGAGCGTGGCGACGGAGACGCGCGAGGGATGGGTACGCTGGGAGCCGGGCATTCCGCCGCGGTGGCCCTCCTACAGGACGCCGGGCGACGGGCGCCGGAGAATGAGAAACCGATGCCGCGCGCGCTAGCAACCCCGGAGTGGATCGAGGTCGAGCTGGAGCTGGACGAGTACGAGTACGCAGTCTACATCGGGTTTAAACGCCAGCTCCTGCATCTGGCACGCCGCACGAGGCAGCGGCATGGAGCCGTGTTGAACCCGTACCAGGACGAGGAGGCGGCGTGCGCGGAGTGCGCCGTCGCCGCCTATTACGACCTGCCGTGGCACGATCGGGCCGCCGGCGCGGAGCCATACGACTGCGGGTTCCTCCAGGTGAGGCATACGAGATGGGACACGGGACAGCTCCTCGTGTATCCGGATGAGAAGGACGATGACCCGTTCATCCTCGTGACGGGCGCGGAGGGAATCTACTACCTGCGGGGATGGCTGCCGGGAGCGGAGGCGAAGGACCCGAGATGGTGGGGAACGCTCTGTCGGGAGGGGCACCCGTGCTTCCACGTGCCGCAGGCGGAGCTGAGACCGATGGCGACACTGCCGGTGCGCCGGACGCCGGAAGGGCATTTCCAGATCCGGGCCGGGTGGAAGCAGGAGGAGCGCCGTTGAAAGCATGGCTGACGCTGGAGGAGGAGCGCCGGCTCAGAAAACCGGTGAACCGGAGCGCGCATTGCGCATGGGGCGCGGCGATCGGGCTGGCGACGCTGCTCGCCGGCGCGCCGTGGGCGAGCACGATGCAGGAGACGCCGGTCTTGGGATGGATCGTCGCGGCGGGCGCCGGCTGGGCATGGGAGATGGGATGGTGGCTCGCGCATGGGTGCGATTGGAAGGAGCGGGCGAGCATGATCGACTTGATCGCGTGGATCGCGGGAGCGGCCGCGGGCATCTACGCCGCGGTCCGGTTCGGAGCGTAGGAAGGAGGCGGAGAGATGGCGACGAAGCACGAGGAGCTGAAGCAGCGCGTGATCGCGATACTGGACGACGCGCGCCGCGGCAATGGAACGGCGGAGGAGTTCGACGACCTGAGCGAGAGCGTGCTGCACATTCTCGGGGGAGCGCGGCTGATCGTGGAGCTGAAGATGCAGGCGGACTTTCTCGGGGACGCGGAGGGCCGGGCGAAGCTGGCGAGCGAGATGCGCGGGTTCGCGGACAGGATCGAGAGATGAGCACGGAGAACCCGATCGAACGGCACGTCACGCCGTGCCGGAGCTGCGGGGCGAGGATCGTGTTCCTGCCGACGCGGAGCGGCGCGACCATGCCGGTAGACGTCGGCAGCCTGCCACGGGAAGAAGTTATCGAGATGTTCGACGCGAAGCGGATGACGTCGCACTACGCAACGTGCCCACAAGCGGCGCGCTGGAGGCGCCGGCCGGGAACGCGCGAGAAGGAGGCAAGATGATCGAGATGCTGGGGGTATTAGGAGCAGTCGCCTTATACACGAGCGCAGCGATCCAGCTGGGACGGTTCCTGCATAGGCAGGACGAACGGATGAAGCGCCATAAGGGCGAGCTGGAACGCCGGATGAAGCGCGCCGACTGGAGAACCGCCGCAGAGATGCCGCCGGGTACGCTGGCATTCGACGTCGCAGCAGGGCGTCAGGAGGAGAAGCAGGAACAGGAGGAGCGGGGAACGTGCAGCTCCTAAGAGACCCGGTGCTATTGGCCGCGATGGCGCTAATGCTGGCCGGCGCCGGGACGTTCGGAGCGGCGATGGGCAAGGGCGCCGCGCCGCGCGAGGTGTTCTGGCGACTCACAGGTGGCGCGCTCGTGCTGATGGTAGGAGGATGGATGCTGTTCGCGATGCGGTACGCAGAAGCGTACTAGGAGGAGGAGGAGATGGAACGACACGCCGCATGGTTTCTTCCGGGACGTCAGATGCCGCCCGAGATCGCCGCACGCTACGACCTGATCTACTCTTGGGCTCCCCCGAGGGAGACCCTACCGGGCACGACGCTGTTGCTA